GTCCCAATAGCAACGCCCGCGAAAATACCATTTCGCAAAACGCGCTTAATTCTAGCCTGTTTCTCCTTGTCGGCTAGTGCTAACAGGGCCTTCGAACAGCCGTCACGCAATAACCCACACGCTTGGTTGGCCGCCTCTGCCGGTGCTTCTCGCAACAAGCCAACGAATTCGCCACCAAACATAATCGCGCGGAACACTTGACCCATGTCCACGTCTGCGGAGTTTAGCAAACTCTTAAACAAAGGTGCAGACGTAGTGGCTATCGTAAAACCACAGCACAGTAACAGCATCTTATATTGCGTTACGGCGGCATTAAAACCATCCATGACATAGTCCTTAAACTTTTGTCGGTTAGAATTGGGTTTCCAGCTGGGTGGTCTCCAATAGAGCAATCTAAAAACAGACCAAGTCAAAGACGTCAAAGGGCATAATAAGAGACACATCATCTGGGTAAACAACCCGCCAGTGGCGGCAAATGTTATTGATTTGGTCAAATACCAATCTTCGGCAGACAAATTCAAGCCGCGAGGCCTACACAAAACTTGCGGATCAACCTGCACTGCCTCGGCAGCTGGTTGCCCCACAAACATATTAGGAAAAAGCCTACGCTGCAAATTAAGATTCATTTCACGAAGCGTGGTGCCTGCATCATTATCCACATTATAGAGCTGAGTAAACAGCGCCTTAAACATGTCAAACGTCATGTCGTCTGAGACACGCTGCTGACCCTCATACATGAAGGTCACGGGCTCCCACAATGTGTCGTGTATGCTATTATCAATCTTATCTTTGCTCTTCATCTCCTGAGATTTCTTAAGATTGAATTTGAGAAAACACATCTTCCAAGGATTGACATCGTATATGGTGTCACCTGCAGCCCTAACCGCAGCAACATTGAACGTGCCTTCTGGCGTCTTAAATTGATCCTTGAGAACACACTTAATCATATGGAACCTTCTAAATACTGCCTCCTTATTGCCCATACCAGGTATATTACCGTACTTGTTCTGCTCATTGGAGGTGGATATAACGGCATGCAGCACGGGCTGTATCTTGCCTTTGAGGTGGGCCTCTGCGAGCTCAGGCAAAAATTGACAGTTATTAACCATCTGTATCAAGCCTTCAGCCCACTTGCCATGTGTAGACTCAGTCTTTTCGCCCGCACGCACTGAAGCGTTTAAATCGTCAAAAATGACTACCTTGGACTCATTAGTCAAATTGTTCCAATATTTGGACAAAGAGGCTTTACACCTTTGGTTGGGCTGATAATAAGTGCCACCATTCTTGATGCTAGCTATGATATCAATAAGCGTGTTGGTGATCTCGGTCTTACCAATCGCAGGATCCCCAACTATGTTCAACGACAACGGGGCCTGCACCCTCTCTGAAGAAACGCCACACTGACTAGTCTTAGCCTTAAGCTTCAACACAAGCTCTAACTCATGTAGCAAGGCCTGCGCCACGGTGAACTTCTCTCCACGCACAGACAGATGCATGTTAGTCAACTGCGTTGCCATACTATTAAGATCTCGCAGCATGTCTTCCCTTGTCTCGCAATCCATCACGAGCAAACATTCGTCTACAGATGCCCTCAGCACCGTGGACTGTTTGAGAAGTGCATTGACCTCATCGGGGAACGAAGCATTGACAAAAAACTCCAAACCTCGTGTAATACAATGGGCCAACATGCCGACCACAGCCTCTACCGTAAGGTTGGCGGCGCCAAAAGAACTAAGCTTAGCTTTGTCCAAAACGTAACCTATGTTCTTCAGGTATTGGCCCTTGTTCTGCATCAATGCTGGCGCCACCATTGCAGCCGAACAAAACTTAATCATCTTTTCAACTATTTTAGTCAAATTAGACGAAATAAATTTGGCTGCGTCCTTGCCTATGGCCTCCCCCAAACCCTCAAGGGTCTCGGGGCGCACCGGTGTGGGAGAGAAAAGACCCAACATATCTTCGGCTAGCCATCTGTACGCCTTCCTATCGAGACCCAAAGTCATCATAATGGCATGGACACGAGTAAGAAGCGACCTCCAAGTACGGTCTGTGGTCATGACCAAATCGTATATGTGGATAGACAAATTAACTAATGTCACCCCTATCTCTTCCATGTTGAACATCGGCTTCATGGTCATAAAACTAGCGCTAGGCATGGTATGCTGCTCAAAGAAATCGATCTCATCATCAGGACAGATGTGTTTCGGTATCGACAAACCATACCACCCGTGGCGACGTACAAGCGCCACATCATGAGATGCATCCCCAAATGAATCTTCACACGAAGACCCATCAGTATGCATCTCCTCCTGGTCAAGACCAAACAAAACTTGAGGTCTGACTTCACAAACTGCAATGCTGGTCTGCTCCTGAGTAACATGTTTTTGCAAACTTGGAACACCGACACTGTCTATGGTTCTGGCCTTCAAGTCGGGAGTAGATCCCGATGAAACGCCACAATTCGTGGTACAGAATTGCCTTTCCACCGTGCACAAAGCGCGGCTGGAGAATACTGCTAACTCAAGCGGTGTGGGACCCCACACCATTGTCAGCAGTTTCCTTTGACTCCCGTCTCTAGCAAAAGCTCTCACGGACTTAGAGGCGTATAATGCCCCCCGAGACCAAGGTCGTCCCTTTGATTCATCGTGGGCGCCACATAAAATGTGGCGCTTGTTGAAATGTTCAGCAAACATCTCCTTCGCGCCGAAGCGCGGAAACTCTGTAATACCCATATTGTCAGTGTCGGGGAGCGAATCCCAACATTACGCTCGGAAAGGGGGTCCGATAGGACATGCAAATTTAAGTCATTACATGGGTGCCAAATGCACAAACACCCATACCCACTGTTAAGACGGACTTTTCTCAAGTCCTAAGAGGGGACAAAAACCCTAAATAGGGTGTCGCAGGCCAGAAGTCCAAATAAAAGGACCACTGGCCGCAGGGGGCAAAGCCCCCAAAACCACCAAAGCCTGCCGTTGATTATACTGTCAACTCAGTCTTCGCCCGTGTACACGGGCGGATACCACCAAAGCCTGCCGTTGGATATACTGCCAACTCAGTCTTCGTTCTTGAGGACAACAAGAACGGGCTACCAAAAAAGGTAGCATGGACTAGTCACCGCTTAACAAGCGGCGTGACGATCTGTCCAAA